CCGCATACATTTTATAGTAGTTTCTATGTCAACTAGTTTGTGCCGCAGCTATAAAGGATCTCTTAATACTTAATATATATCTTTATAGAGGATTAAGCCTAAGAGCTTTATAGAACTAATACTACTCCTATTTCTCCTCTATATATATATAGGGGGTTTTTCCGTTGTTCCAGAAGTAAGTGGTGATCTATTTTTCCTTTAAAGGCGTATAGGTTTTAATAAGGTGTAAATTAGGTCTAATATGAGCAATAAAGTTCTTACAGTAAAACAACAATCTTTCCTAGATAACTTAATAGAGTGTAATGGGGATGCTTACTTAGCAGGTAAGAAAGCAGGATACGCTCCTACTAGTATTACAAACACTGTCAAGGCTTTAAAGACTGAAATACTTGAAATGGCTGAAGGTATATTAGCTCAATCAGCCCCTAAAGCAGCTTTAAAATTGGTCGATATAATGGATAGCTCAGAGCCTATACCGCAGGGCAGTATGCGATTACAGGCGGCTCAAACCATATTGGATAGAGTTGGTCTGGCTAAAACAGATAAATTAGATGTAAATGTAGGCGGTAGTAATGGCTTATTTATTTTACCTGCTAAACAGGAAACAGTAATAGAGGGAAGCTATGCGGAGAACTAGCAGTACAATTCCTTTTGGGTATGAATTAAATCAAGAAAACCCTACTATGCTAATAGAGATACCAGAACAAAAAGAAGCTCTAAATACAGTTATACCTATGATAAAAGACAAAACATTAAGCCTAAGAGAAGGCAGTGCGTGGATTAAACACACTACAGGCAGATCTCTATCACACATGGGACTAAAAAAAATAGCAGCTAAATATGAATGATTGGGAAACTAATCCACATAATTACTGTAGAGATGAAAGCGGAGAGTTCCTCCTCAAACTGGACGGAACACCAAAGAAAAAAACAGGAAGACCTAAAGGCTCAAAGGGTAGGGGTTATACTTATCACTCAGCTACAAAAGCTAAAATTGAAAATAGAAGAAATCTTAAAAAAGATAAAAAGCGTCTTAAAGCGGCTCAAGATAAAGTTAAAAAGTATTCTACCGCAGTTAACAAAACAGAAGAAACCTTAACTAAATTAGATGGTAGTAAATCTAAAATAATAGATACAGAAACTTTAAAGGGCGTAACCCCTGAATTACAACAACAAATACAAGAAAACGTAATATTCAAAGCAAATGAAGGACCACAAGAAGACTTTCTTGCAGCAGGTGAAATAGATGTCCTTTATGGTGGTTCAGCAGGTGGTGGTAAAAGTTATGCTATGCTTGTTGATCCCCTTAGATATGCTCACAAAGCAGCCCATAGAGCTTTAATACTTAGAAGATCTATGCCAGAACTAAGAGAACTTATAGATAAATCTAGAGAACTTTATCCAAAAGCTTTTAATGGTGCTAAGTTTAGAGAAGTAGAAAAGGTTTGGAATTTTCCTAGTGGTGCTAAAATAGAGTTTGGTTTTCTTGAAAGAGATGCAGATGTTTATCGCTATCAAGGACAAGCATATAGTTGGATAGGATTTGATGAGATAACACATCTTCCTACAGAATTTAGTTGGAATTACTTAGCATCACGTTTAAGAACAACAGACGCAGAAATAACTCCATATATGCGTTGTACTGCAAACCCAGGGGGTGTTGGTGCTAACTGGGTTAAAAAAAGATATATTAGTCCCTCTGTACCTAATGAACCTTTTATGGGTTTAGATGGTCTAACAAGAAAGTTTATACCTGCAAGACTTCAAGATAATCCATATCTTGCACAAGATGGCAGATATGAACAAATGTTAAAAGCATTACCCCCTACACAAAGACAACAACTATTAGAGGGTAATTGGGATGTTGCTGAAGGCGCAGCCTTTACAGAGTTTGATAGAAAAAAACATGTAATTGCGCCCTTTGAAATACCTATACATTGGGAAAGATTAAAAGGCATAGATTATGGTTATGCTTCTGAAAGTGCTTGTGTATGGGCAGCTATAGACAACAGTGATGGAACACTGATAATATATAGAGAATTGTATAGTAAAAACTTGTTGGGTACTGACTTAGCTGAAATGCTAACAGAAATGGAATATGAAGATCCCTTTTCAATTCCAGGTGTATTAGATACGGCATGTTGGAACAGAACAGGCATGACTGGTCCTACAGTTGGTGAAACTCTTTTAAAAGCAGGACACAAACTACGTAGGGCTGACAAAAACAGAGTTCAGGGTAAGATTCAAATCCATGAATACTTGAAAACTCAGCCTTCAGGCAGACCAAGGATACAGATATTTAATACCTGTCCAAACTTGATAAGAGAATTACAAAGTATTCCTCTGGATAAAAATAATCCTGAAGATGTGGATACTCATGCTAGTGATCATGCCTATGATGCTCTAAGATATTTAATAATGTCAAGACCTAGAATAGGAGATCCTTTACAAAGAATGAGGGACTTTAAAACAGAAATTAACTTTCAACCTTTTGATTCAACTTTCGGATATTAACTAAGAGGGACTAATTATGAGTACAGCCGTAGGAGTAGTAAATATAAGAGGAACACAACAAAACGCTGCTAGAACAGGAGATGTGCGTGCATTAGCAACTAGAGTAGGCGCACAAACTAGTGTTACTACAGGCACCATTGCAGTAACCCATAGTACAAACGTAGATGTAAGTTTTACTCAACCTGCGGATACGTCCATAAAAGACATCATAGCAATAGCCGCAGGAAACATTGTTACTGGCGGTAGTTCAGGAGATGATTTAGATTTTGATCTTGGAACTAGTGCAGGTGGTGGTCAGATTATTGATGAGAAAGCTATCTTAGATGATGGTGGTAGTGCTGTTACTTTAGCAGCTAACTCACCCATAGCTATTGTTTCTAATGGTGTAGGAGCAGCAGCTAACGAGTTTGCTAGAGTTGGAGGTGGTCCTGCTACTAATGAAGCAATTACCTTTGCAGGAACTTCTTATTCTGCATCTGAAAGGACTTTACATATTAGATTAAAAGCTTTAGCTTCAGATTTAGCTACCGCAGCAACTACTGTTACTTTTATTATTAATTTTCAAGCAGGTGTATAAAACCTAAATGGAAAATAATAACTCTTTAATAGATAATGCAGATAATTTATATTTTAATCCAGTTCAAGATGAAACTGGTTTAAATATTGAATTAGATGAGGCTTTAAAGTCTAATTTAGTAGGATTAATAGAGTCTCGCTATCTTAATGCAGAACAAGCTAGAGATTCTGATGAAAGTAGATGGCTATCTGCTTATCATAATTTTAGAGGAATTTATGGTAAAAGAACTAGATTTAGGGAGTCTGAAAAATCTAGAGTATTTGTAAAAGTAACTAAAACAAAGGTATTAGCAGCTTTTGGACAACTGGTAGATGTTATTTTTGGAACAGGTAAGTTTCCAATAGGAGTACGAGAAACTATTATACCTGAAGGTGTTTCAACATATACTCATGTATCTCCAGATCCTCAAATAGAAACAACGCCTCCTCAACCTGAACCAGAACAACAAGTAGACCCTTTTGATGTAGGATATGTAGGAGATGGAAGAGTTTTAAAACCTGGGGCTACTTTTGGAGATGGAGAAAGTTTATTTGAAACAACTGTAGAAGAGTCAGATCTTCCCATAGCAGAAGGTGCTTCTCCTATTCCAGAAATACTAGAGATGTCTCCTGCAAAACAAGCAGCACGTAATATGGAAAAGTTAATTCACGATCAAATAGAAGAATCTAATGGTGGTAGTGAATTAAGAAATGCACTATTTGAAGCTACATTATTTGGAACAGGAATAGTAAAAGGTCCATTTAATTTTAATAAAACTCTTCCACGTTATGAAGAAATAGATGGAGAAAGAATATACAAACCAGTTATGGTAAGAGTTCCAAGACTAGAGTTTGTTAGTCTTTGGGATTTTTTTCCAGATCCAAATGCTACAAGTTTAGAGGAGTGTGAGTACGTTTTTCATAGACACAAATTAAATCGTTCTCAACTTAGAGCATTGGCTAAAATGCCTTACTTTGATGGGGATAAAATTAGAGAGTGCTTACAGCTTGGAGCTAGTTATACAGAAAAAGACTATGAATATGAACTAAAAGATGATCAAAGAACACAGGAATATGGTTCTGATCTTTATGAAGTATTAGAATATTGGGGAATAATGGATGCTCAATATGCTAGAGAAGTAGGTATAGAGCTTTCAGAAGAAGTAGATGATTTAGATGAAGTACAGATAAATGCTTGGATTAGTAATGGAATACTATTAAGAGCAGTAGTCAACCCATTTACACCCCATAGAATCCCATATAATGCGTTCTCATACGAAAAAAATCCTTATAGCTTCTTTGGTATAGGGGTAGCAGAAAACATGAATGATTCGCAACAAATTATGAATGGTCATGCAAGAATGGCTATAGATAATTTAGCTCTATCTGGCAGCTTAGTATTTGATGTAGATGAAACTGCCCTTGTAGGTGGTCAGTCAATGGAAATATATCCTGGAAAAGTATTTAGGAGACAAGCAGGAGTTCCTGGACAAAGCATTTATGGTATGAAGTTTCCTAATACTTCTACAGAAAACATGATGATGTTTGATAGATTTAGACAGCTTGCAGATGAACAAACAGGAATACCTAGCTACTCTCATGGACAAACAGGTGTTCAAAGTATGACAAGGACAGCCGCAGGTATGTCAATGTTATTAGGTGCTGCTTCTTTAAATATTAAAACTGTTGTAAAGAATTTAGATGATTATCTTTTAAAACCTTTAGGTGAAGCATACTTTCAATGGAATATGCAATTCTTTGAAGGTAAACTGTCTACTAAGGGTGATCTAGAAGTTCAAGCTATGGGTACTAATAGTTTAATGCAGAAAGAAGTTCGTAGTCAAAGACTTACTATGTTCTTACAGACTGCTCAGAACCCTGCTATTGCACCTTTTGTTAAGATGTCTAAGATTGTTAGTGAACTTGCTTACAGTTTAGATTTAGATCCAGATGAAATATTAAATGATCCAGAAGAAGCTGCGATAATGGCACAAATATTAGGAGTACAAAATGTTGGACAAACAGATGGCAATGAAGTTGAGTCCCCTAGTGAACGACAGGGACTTATGGGAAGCCCTGAAGGAACACCTGAACAACCTCAAGAACTTGGAGTTACGGGTACTGGTGGCGGCAACATCGGAACAGGAAATGTACCGCAGCCAGGGGAAAGTGAATTTTCTGGATAACTTATTAATTTTAAAAGAAAAAGTAGCTGAAACTAAAAATAGGAAAGATTAAATGCTTACAAATGAAACTTCAATACAGGAAATGTCTACTGATGATTTTAGACAGCGTTTAATAGAAAGAGTTAAAAGACAAGCTACTGATACAGATGAATCTACTATAAGAGTACAAGAAATTATTAAATCTATTGAACGTCTTCCCGATTCTAGAATCAAAGACTTACAAGAACAAGAGGTATTATCAATGACTAATACACGTATGCAAAGTAATACAGGTGGTCTTTTAGGTGATTTAGATAAAGATGGTAAGTTATCTGGATATGAAGCCAATAGACAAAAAGCTATTGAGGATAACATGAGAGATAAAAAACAAGAAGGTGGATCTATGCTTGTTCCTCCAGAAATGGATACAACTCCTATAGATACTTATCCTAATGTACCACCAGAAGAAATGGCAGAAGTAGAAGCATCACAAGAGCCAGATGAAGTTATGGAAGATAACTATGAAGAATTTGTTTTAGGTGAAGCTATTTCACCTGAAGATAATACTTATTTAATGACTGCACTAAACTCAGATCCAAAATTGCAAGAAATTTTTAGTAAAATTATGGACACTGCTTTTGAGTTTTCAGGGGCAGGTAAAGTTGAAGGACCAGGAACAGGAGTATCAGACTCTATTCCTGCCAGACTATCAGACGGAGAATTTGTAATAACTAAAAAAGCTACAGATCAAATAGGTGCTGATAATTTACAGACAATGATGGATAACGCAGAACGTGCTTATGATGGCGGTCTGCAAGGATATGAATTAGGTGGACTATTAGAAAAGCGTTCTGAAGAAACACTAGATGGACCTCAAACGGAAAAACTAGTGCGTCAAAAGATGATTAATGCTGATAGAATGCCTAGCATAAGGCGATAAGGCTACTTCTTTGAACCCCTTATCATTTTTTAATCTGACAGGCTACCTTATATTAAGCCCCTGAAGGAGAGTGACAATGACACAAGAAAGTGTAGAACCAACACCAAACCCATATAACATGAGAAAAGAATGGCACACGCCTGATATTCCTAGTCATGGAGATGCGAATGGGTTATTTTATTCAACTAAAGAATCACAGGCTACCTCCAACGAAACAGTTGAAGCCCCTGTAGAAACTAAAAGAGCTAGAACTAATTATAAAAAGCGGTATGATGATTTAAAAAAACATTATGATGCTAAACTGGCAGATTTTAAACAGAAAGAACAAGAACTTTTAGCAAAGGCTAATTCAAATAGAGCTTCATATAAGCCACCTAAAAGTATTGAAGATCTTGAACAGTTTAAAACAGAAAACCCTGATTTGTATGCAACGGTTGAATCTGTTGCTCATTTGCAAACACAACAGCAAATGGAAGCGGTTCAACAAAAATTATCAACTTTAGAAGAAAGAGAAAGGATGTTATCTAGGAAAGAAGCTGAAACTTCTTTAGCTCAAAGACATCCAGACTTTGAAGATATTAAAGGCGATGAAAATTTTCATACTTGGGCAAAAATGCAACCAGAACAAATACAGCAGTGGGTTTATCAAAATCCAGATAATGTAGAATTAGCCGCTAAAGCAATAGATCTTTATAAGTTGGAAACAGGTATCTTAACTTCTCAAAAATCAAAGTCACAACCCAGAGGAAATGCAGCAGACTTTGTATCTACTAAAACAACTTCAATAGATACAAAAGAGCCTAGAATCTGGTCTAAACAGGAGATCGCAAAGATGTCTATGCGTGAGTTTGATAAATATGAAGCAGAAATAGATCAAGCTATCATGGAAGGCAGAGTGCGACCTTAATATTAATTTTTAAAGGAGCAATATAATATGGCAGCTAATACTTCAGATAGGTTTTTTGAACCTAGTCCGGATACTAATGCGAACTTTGCTAATTCCGTAGCAGGTCAAACTAACTCATTCTTCATGCCAGAAATCTTTTCCAAGAAGGTACTTAACTTCTTCCGAAAAGCTTCTGTAGCTGAAGCTATCACTAACACAGACTATGCAGGAGAAATTGCAGCTTTTGGAGATTCTGTAAAGATTATCAAAGAGCCAGTAATTACTGTAGATCAGTACGAGCGTGGTCAAGACATTACAGCAACTAAACTTACTGATCAGGAACTAACCTTGATTATAGATAAAGCTAACGCTTTTAAGTTTATTGTTGATGACATTGAAACCAACATGTCTCATGTAAACTTCAAAGAAGTTGCAACCTCTTCAGCCGCATACTCTTTGCGAGATGCTTTTGATCAGGGTGTAATTATAGATATGTTTGCAGGAGTTTCTGCATCATCACCTAATCATATTTTAGGTTCTGATAGTGCTACTGATCTTGCAGCAGGTACTTTTGATGGTACAGGTAACTTGGATATTGGTTTTGCTTCAGGTGAACATGATCCAATAGATGTTCTTTCCAGAATGGCTAGACTTCTTGATGATTCAAATGTACCTGAAGAGGGACGTTGGTTCCTTGCTGATCCACAGTTCTATGAGGTACTAGTACAAAGTTCTTCTAAGCTTTTGTCTGTTGACTTTAACGCAGGACAGGGTTCAATTCGTAATGGATTGGTAAGCTCTGGAAAGCTACGAGGATTTGATATGTATAAGACTAACAATATTGCCGCGACATCTTCTGCCGCAGGTAAAATTATTGCAGGTCATATTTCTTCAACTTGTACTGCTCAGACCATTACTAACACAGAAGTAATTCGTGATCCAAGCAGCTTTGGAGATATTGTACGAGGTCTTCATGTGTATGGAGCAAAAGTGCTTCGTCCAGAAGCATTAGTCTCTGCCTTTTATGGTATTGACTAACTAGTAGTAAATTATTCTTCGCATAGATCATGCGTGAAAAGATCACTAATTTTCTATGCGGAGGATTTATTATGGAATGTACATACATATATCGCGGTGTAAAATACACAGTAATTAAAAAAGTAAGGTAATATTTATGCCTCAGTTAGGATCTGACAAAAGCCCTATAATGATTAACTCTAAAAAAAGAGGGAAGTCTTTAGGGCTTTCAGGTAAGTTTTATAACCCTGAAAGAAAACAAAAGTTTGATGAAAACTACGATAGGATATTTAATAAGAAGGTGAGTTAATGGCTTATTTGCAATCCAATATACCACATTTTAAATGTTGGGTAAGAAAAGAATTTACACACAATCATACTAAATATCATGGAGAATACTTACACGCACTTGCTATCGGAGTGACTTGTATTCCAGATAGATGTTTAAGTTTTCAAGTAGTTTTTACAGGCGCAGAAACTTATGATACTGATGAACCTAATATACATGGAGGAGCAATGTGGGCAAGAATGCCTATTACTGCTTTAATTGGAGATACAGTTTTAGAAGAGTGGGGTGAGCCTATGCAGCCCCATTTAGCTCAACCTTGGGATTGCTCTTCTAGAAATCATCAAGTTCATGTATATGATAGAACTAGTTCAAGTCCTTGGATTTGCAAAATTGATGGTGAATTTCATGTGGGAAAGTATATGTTTACAGTAGATTATACAGATAGTCATATCTCTGATGATCCTGCTCAACATAAACAAAGCCATGTTATAGAACTAACAGATGCAGGAAAATGGACAGGCAATATAGTAGCTTTACCTAATAATAGAGTTAGGGTTACAAACCCTGCTCTTTGGGAATGTGGAGATGGTCCTCCAGACTTTAAACCTAGTCAGTGGACGCATAGCGCAGAATGTGATGTAAGTTATATGATTCCTGAAATAACTTTTGATAATTTATATGCTGACAATGAGGAGAGCTAGTATGAAACATAAAATGAAAACTAAAATGGGAACTAAAGGCGGTGCTAGAGGCGGTAAAATGATGGGCGGTGCTGCACGTAATGTTCCTAAAGAAGTTCTTAAAGATGAAAAGAGAAGGACTAAAAAGATGTATGGTGGTAAGTCCTCAAAACAAGGAACAAGAATGGGTAAAAAGGGTGGCGGTATAATGGGCTTTAATACAGGACCAGTATAAATGGCAACATATTTAGAATTATGCAACCAACTTTTATTAGAGGCTAATGAGGTAGAACTAACAAGTTCTGATTTTACTTCTTCTAGGGGCATTCAAACTCATATTAAAGATATTATCAATAGAGCATATTTTGATATGATTAATGAAGAACCTCAGTTTCCTTTTTTAGCTGTTAATGAAAGTGGAACGTATGATCCTTTATATGGAAATGCTGTTATAGAAACTGTTGCAGGAACTCGTTGGTATGAATTAAAACCTGCGAGTTCTAGCATAGTTGATGATTATGGATATGTTGATTGGGATAATTTTTATATAACTACAGCAGGAGTTTCAGGAGAAACTGAGCCTTTTACTTCTAGAGAATTATCTTTTATAACTATAGATACTTTTAGAGATTTTTATCATGCTAGAGAACATATAGATGATGCCTCTAGTAATGCTCAACATGGTCTTCCTATTAGAGTTATAAAAAGTCCTGATAATAGAAAGTTTGGATTAAGTCCTATACCTGATAAAGTATATAAAGTTTATTTTTATGCTTATACTTTACCTACAAAACTTTCAGCACATTCAGATGTACCTGTTTTTCCTGATGTATATACAACAGTTCTTATAGCAAGATCTAGATATTATATGCACCAATTTAAAGATAACTTACAAGCAGCCGCTTTATCTTTAGATGACTATAGAAAAGGAATTAGGAACATGAAATTACATTTAATGAGTCCTACTCCCAAATACTTCAAAGATGATAGGATGGTATTTATTTAATGTCAAGACTTCAACCTTATGGTGTATCTTGTAAAGGTGGGTTAAATACTAACTTAACTCAATTTGAGATGTTAGCTAAACCTGGTTTGGCTATGATATTAGAAAACTTTGAGGTTGATACAGATGGTGGTTATAGAAGAATTAACGGATTTACAAAATTTGGTGGAGCAAGTCAGGCTAGACCTAATTCTACTAATCCTATAATAGGTTTGCAAGTATACCATGATGGAGTTATAGCATCTTCAGGCACTAATATATATTTTTCAAATGATGGTATAACTTGGTTATTAATAAATAGATCTAGTGTATCTGCAAGTGGAGATAATTATTCTACTTTTACAGGAAGATCTGTAGCTACTAGAACAAATCAAGGTCAGTGTAATTTTGCTATTTATGATGGTGACTCAACTTTTGGTGAAGTATTTATTGCTGATGAATCTTCTCAAAATAATATTTTTTATTTTAGAATAGAAGGAACAGGAGCTTTAAGTTCTAGGACTTATTATGCTAAAGAAATTACTGTAGGAGATGGTTCACCTAAACCTACACTAGTAACTGTGCATGACAGACATTTAGTAGCTTCAGGCGACTCTTCTAGTTCTAATACTATTTATGTAAGTGGAACAGATGATCCTGAAAGTTTTAGTAGTACAGGTTCTTTTACAGTTAAAACAGATGATAAAATAATAGGGATTAAAGGTTTCCGTCAAGACTTAATTATTTTTGGTAAAAATAGTTTATTTAAATTAGTTAATATAAATGATACTGATAATGTAGCAATACAACCAATAACAACAAATGTGGGCTGTTTGGATAATCATACTATTCAAGAAATTGCAGGTGACTTAGTATTTTTAGCTCCTGATGGTGTGCGTACTGTAGCAGGTACAGCACGTATTGGTGATTTAGAGTTAAGCTCTATTAGTAGGCAAATTCAAAAACGTATTGAGTTAGTAGCTGCTGATATAAGTAATTTAACATTATCTAGTGTAGTTTTAAGACAAAAATCAGAATATAGAATTTACTACTCAAAACTAGGGCAAACACCAAGATCATCTAAAGGTATTATAGGAACATTAACTAGTGAAGGTTTTGCATGGTCTGAAACACTTGGAATACAAGCTCACTCAGTAACTTCAGGATTTGATAGTAATAATGTAGAACAAACATATCATGGTGATAGAGATGGATATGTATACAACCATGATGTAGGAAATTCATTTTTTCACAATAATGTAGAAGCAAATATTAGAGCAGTTTATAAAACTCCACATTTTGATTTTGGAGACTTTGGTACAACAAAAAATTTAAGATATGTAAAACTAGCATTTACACCTGAAGGTCAAATACAGCCAACTCTTAGAGTAAGATATGATTATGAATCTACAACTATTCCACAACCTAACGATTATATATTAGATTCTGTTCCTGTACCTTCATTATTTGGAACTTCAAAGTTTGGACAAGAGGTATTATTTGGAAGCACAACTGATCCACTAGTTAGAGTATCTACTCAAGGAGCAGGTACTTCTATTAGTTTTAGAATACTTTCAGATGATAAAAATGCTCCGTATTCTATTAATGGTATTTATGCTCAATATTTACCTTCACAAAGGAGATAAAGAATGGCAAGTGTAGGATATACAAGACAAAGTTCTTTTGTAGATGGAGATACCATAACATCAGATTTATTTAATAATGAATATAATCAACTAGTTAATGCCTTTACCTATAGTTCTACAGGAACTACAGGACATCAACATGACGGAACAGCAGGAGAAGGCGGTAATATTCCACAAATAGGAGATCAAGATTTTCTTAACAAAGTAGTTGTTGATACTTCTAATAATAGAGTTGGGTTTTTTGTAGAGGTTTCTAGCTCCGCAGTAGAACAAATAAGAGTACAAGATGGAGCTATAGTTCCAGTAACAAATAATGATATAGATTTAGGAACAAGCTCTTTACAGTTTAAAGATGCTTTTTTTGATGGAACTGTAGAGGCAGATGCTTTAACAATTAATGGTACAACACTAGCAGAAACAATTAGCGATACTGTAGGAGCTATGGTATCCAGTAATACTGAAACAAACATTACTGTCAGCTATGATGATTCAGACAATACTTTAGACTTTGTAGTTGGCACTCTCAACCAAGATACAACAGGAAACGCTGCAACTGCAACTGCCTTAGAAACTGCAAGAGATTTTAGTCTTACAGGAAATGTAACAGCTAGTGCTATTTCTTTTAGCGGTACAGGAAATGTAGCTCTAAGCACTACAATAGGTAGTAGTGTAGTTACTAATGCTATGCTTGCAGGATCTATTGCTAATGCCAAGCTTGCAAATTCTACAGTTTCATTTGGTGGAATATCTTTAGCTTTAGGGGCGAGTGATGCTACTCCTGCATTTGATTTAACAGATGCTACTAATTACCCAACATCAAGCCTAACAGGAACTATAACTAACGCTCAACTTGCAGGATCTATAGCAAATGCTAAACTTGCTAACTCTAGCATAACT